ATCCGCCATATATAGAAACACCACCTTATTTTGTATCAGAAGTTGTCACAAAATTTTGTGACATGGGAAAAAACGCATTTACGCTGTTTAAACTACTTTGTATCATGTATCAGAAGTCGGGGGTAATACTATACCCCGACTTCATGAGAGTACAGAAGAACGCCGAGAGGGAAGCGAAAAGGGGGAATCTTGAACGGCGTTCCCCTCTTGTGAATCATTGAAATCATTGAAATGTTGAAAACCTGTAAGCTGTTGTTTCCAACATTCCAACAATTCCAACAATTCGCAATTCACCCCCAGCCGTTCGCTTGATAGATTTCACGGATAGAAAAATCAGAAATAATTCTTATAATTAAGTTCGCCGAACTTACCGCAAGTACGACAGGAAAGATTAAAGAGCCTATCATGAAGGGCACAGTGAAATTGATAGTCAAGTGAAAAATCTCTCCGCAACTCACCGAGAGTGTATTCTATTTTCCCATACAAAAGAAAAGCATCAGATATATTAATTACCTTACGATATTCATGATAAAGGTGAAGATACTCACGAACATAGTAGTTTGAAATAGTCATTTTAAACAACCTTTCATATTCTGAATTTTATGTTTCTTCAAGCATTTGTTTAAGTTCTGCAATAAGCTTTGACAACGCTTTGT